TGATGATGCTGAAGAGAATCTGATCATGGGTATGCGCGAAGAGATTCAGGCCGAAATGGCCGAGGCATTCGACGATCCTGACGGCCTAGCCGACGCGGTAAAGCCGGTGGAGGGCGTCCGCAAGATTCCTGGCGAGTATGACCCTGACCTGGGTGGCGAGACGCCGGAGACCACAGTCACGTACATGGGGCGAGGTGTCTTGGGCAGCTATTTGTCCAAGGAAATCGATGGCTCCCTCATCCAAACCACCGACAAGAAGCTGCTGGCGCTGCAAAACGAGCTGTTTGTGTCAGAGGGCGGCGCGCCGACGGCGATGCTTGCATCGCCGGTCATTGGCGACACGATCAACGGTCTGCGGGTGATGAACGTGTCCGCCGATCCTGCAGATGCAACGTGGACGGCACAGCTGAGGAAATGATGTGGCGAGCAAATATGCGAGCATGAACGGCAGCTTCGCCGAGAGCATCCGCGACTTCGCCGAGCGAGCGAAGGACGGAATCGACGCAACCATCCGCGAGATCGTGATCGAGATCGGCAGCAGCGTTATCCGCATGTCACCGGTGGGAAATCCTGAAATCTGGGCAGCGAACGTTGCTCACCGCCAGACCAACACCCGCGCAGCCGACGACTATGACTTCAAGGTCGCCGTGCGCAACACGATCATCAACCTCGACGAATCGAACTTCACGAAGGCCGGCAAGCTGCGGCGGGGCGTCAAATACGCCAAGCCCCTGACAAAGACCGAGCGCGACCAGAATTTCAATGTGAATGGCCTGGTGGCGGGCAACGATTACGTCGGCGGGCGGTTTCGCGGGAACTGGCAGCTTTCGATTGGCACGCCGGCGGAGGGCACGCTTGATCAAGTGGATCCCGCAGGCAGCGTGATTTTGGCCAAATTGCGCCTTCAGGTCCAGACACTCACCGCGGGCGAGACGGCCTACATCGTGAATAACCTGCCATATGCAGTGCCTCTAGAGTACGGCCACTCCAAGCAGGCACCGGGCGGCATGGTGCGCGTCACCCTGGCCCGTTTTCAGCAGATCGTCGACGAAGCCACAAGGAACAACCGGGTATGAGCCACTCCATTATTGCCTCGATCTACGAGGCCAAGCTCATTGCCTGGAGCAAGGCCCGGTCGGAGCCGATCAAGGTTGTGTTCGAAAACATCCAATACGACCCGGCCGACGGCGAAACCTATCTGCGGGCGTTCTTGCTGCCGGGCGATACCGCGAGCAGCACGCTCGCCGGCGACCACCGCGCGTTCATCGGCGTCTACCAGGTCAGCATTGTGTCGCCGGCCGGCACCGGCAAGGCGAAGACCAACCCGCTTGTGGCGGAGCTGACCATGCTATTCCCGCTTTATGCGCGAGATACAAAGGCAGGCCTCACCGTTGTTACGATGTCGCCAGTTGATCCCGGCCCCGGCATACCTGATCCACCCGCATACACTGTACCGGTGTCGTTCGAGTATCGAGCTGACATCGCCACTTGAATACGCCCGTTGGGCATACCCCGAAACCCGCCTCTGTGCGGGTTTTGTCATTTCAGAAAGAGGAAACACCCATGGCCGGCATCCAAATGCCCAACGGCGCCACCTTCGAGATTGCAGCCACCTATGGCCCCGCGATCCCATTCACCGCCTTGACGAACGCCAATCCAGCCGTCGCTACCGCGGCAGCGCATGGCTTGGCCGAAGGCGACGTGATTGCGGTCAACTCTGGCTGGACCCGTCTCGAAGGGCGGGGCGTACGAGTCGGCGAGATCGAGAGCGGCACTTTCGCGCTGGAAAGCGTGAATACCGTCAACGTCCAGCAGTATCCGGCCGGCTCGGGCATCGGCTCGGTGCGGGAGGTAACCGGTTTTACTGAAATTTCGCAGATCACCGAGCTGAACTCCAGCGGCGGCGACCAGCAGTTTCTGACCTTTGGCTTCCTGGCCGACGATGATGATCGCCAGATGCCAACCACCAAAAATCCGATCACGCTGACCATCACTGTTGCCGACGATCCTTCCAAGCCCTACGTGGAAGTCTGCGAAGCTGCAGACGACGACAAGCAGGCGCGTTTGCTTCGACTCAACCTTCCTGGCGGCAGCAGCATCATCTACAACGGCTACGTGTCGATCACTTCGACACCGACCATGTCCCGCAACAACCTGATGACCCGCGTGATCAGCATCGCGCTGACCGGTCGCCCAACTCGCTACGCGGCCACGGTGTAAGCCATGGCCAAATTCAAGTTGATCCAGAAGCCGACCTTCAAGGCACCGGTGATGATCCAGCGGGCCGGCTATAGCGCCGAAAAGGTGGAGTTCGAGTTCAAGTACTTGGACCGCACCGAGCTTGCGGACCTGTATACCGCTTGGAATGAGCGGCACGACGAATTGAGCAAGCAGGTCGGCGACATGGACCTCAAGGCGTTCACGGCTGCTCAAATTGATCTCCAGGTCGAACAGCTCCTGGCGGTGGTAGTCGGCTGGGATATCGAAGAGAAGTTCACACCTGAAAACGTGCGCATCCTCGTTAACTCGATCAACTCGGCCCCCAAGGCTGTGCTGAACGCTTACGCGGAAGCTTTCAGTGAAGCTCGCTTGGGAAACTCCTAAGCGCCTCCCGCGCCTTGTACGAGCCGGGGCCATCGGATGCGGACCTGATGGCTTTCGGTTTATCGCGTCAGGACATCCCCGACAAGGAAGTCGGCATCTGGCCTGACAACTGGAACGCCTTCAAGGTCTTCGAGGCTATGAGCACCCAGTGGCGCACAGGCGCGTGCGGCGCAACAGGGATGGACTACAGCGTTCTATCCGGTGTGATTCGGATGTGTGGCGTACCGATCAGCCAGCGACAAACCATTTTCAGCGACTTCCGGCGAATGGAGGCTGAAGCCTTGCAGGTGATGGCGGAACAGAGAGATCAAAAATGAGCACCAACTTCGCTTCCCTGGGTATCGCGGTCGAGTCGTCACAGGCTGCAAAGGCTGCTGACGATCTGGATAAGCTCGTCGATTCGGCAGAAGGAGCCCAGAAGGCCATTGATGACCTGGGGAAAACGGGCGAAGGCCTGGCCAACACCGGTAAAAGGGTTTCCCAGGCAGAAGCGGACTTTGCGCAAAGCATCGATAAATCGACGGCAGCGAGGGACCGTCAAGCCGGTGCAAGCCGCAAAGCCACTGATAGCGCAGTAGCGGAAATCTCCGTCATCAGTCAGCTCGACAAGGCGATGACGGGCAATATCTCGAGCATGGAATCGCTGGTTCAGGCCGAGGGATTGCTGGAGCGCGCCCGCAAGGGCGGCTTGGTCACCATCGAGGAGCAGGCCAATTACCAGGATCAACTGGGTAAGGCCTACGACAAGATTGAAAAGGCGGAAGCCAAAGAGCTGGCCCAGAAGCAAAAGCTGATTGAGGCTGAGAATCGCCAGATTGAGGCGCTGAAGCGCACCGTCAACGGTATTGATCCAGTGACCGCCAAGTTGGCGAAGCTGGAGGCTCAGGAGAAGGCGCTAAACGACCTGCACAATGCTGGGCAGGTCGATGCTGAGCGCTATAACGAAGCCCTGGCCAAGATCGGCAAGGATCGCGCGGGCCTGACTGAAGCCGCTGGCGCATTCGACAAGCTAAAGCTCGGCACGCGCCAAGCTCAAGAAAACGTCATGCAGCTCGCCAATGCCATTCAGGCAGGCGATCTGGGCAGTGGTGCGCGCGCAATCGCTCAGCTGGGCGCTGGCGCCGGTGAATCAGCGAAAAGTCTTGCAGGGATGCTGATCCCGGCTGGCCTTTTGGTCGCTGTAATCGGCAGTCTGGGGTATGCGTACTTCGATGCAATGAAACAGGCGCGCGAGCTCAATGCCGCTATCAACGGCGGTACGAACGGCGCGGGGCAGACCATCGCCAGCCTGAAGGACATGGCCGACGGAGCTGGGCGCGTCACCGGCAATCTGTCCGGCGCCCGCGAGGCAGTTATTTCGCTTGCATCCGGAGCAGCTACCAGCGGCACGCAAATGCGTAATCTGGCTGAAGCCGCAGCGGCCGTGAGTGAAGTAACTGGCCAAGGCGCTGCCGAGCTCGCCAAGTCTTTCGTCACCGCTGGCGACACGGCAACAGAAGCCGCAGGCAAGATCAGCAGTCAGTATGGGTTGCTGACTCTCGAGCAGTATCAGGTTATCAAAGCACTTGATGATCAGGGCGAGAGCCAGCGTGCACTTGATGTTCTCAGCGAAGATGTGAATCAGGCCGCACTTAAGCGATTGGACGCCTATCGCGCGTCACTATCAGATGTTGAGCGCGACTGGGATAAAATCAAATCAGCCATCAAAGGCGCGTACGCCGAGGTCCGTTCGGAAATATTCCCGGACTTGGCCAAGCAGATCGAGATCACTCAGCGCATTCTGGATACCCGCAAGGGCGGCGGAGTAGCGGGCGCAATCTCCAACGGTCTCAGCTCTCTCAACACGGCACTGGGCCTGGGTACTGGCGAGCATGACGACTCCACCGAAGCTTTGGAGAAGAAACTCGCCGGCCTCAAAGCCCGGCAGACCGCCAGCACCAATTTGGCAATCGCCACCGGTGAAAATAATGATGCCAACCAGAAAGCCATCGAGGTTCAGAAAGCGCTTGATGCGCAGCTCGATGACATTAATCCGCTAAATAAGCGCAAGGCCGCGCTGGATAAACTCAACCAGCAGTTCAAAACCCTGTACGAAAATGCGGAGAAAACAGGACAGAAGTCGCCCCTGCTTGATGGCGTATTTTACGACGGTAGCAAGTTCTCTGGCGGCGCTTACGAGACGCTGAAGAAAGGGCTTGAAGATAAAAACAAAGATCCGAAATCGGCAGCTTCTCAAGTCGACCTGACAGGCTTCAATGACGCCAAAAACGCCTTGGCCGCCATCAGCGCTGACTATAAAAACGCTCAGAAGGAACTGGAGGCGGCGCAAAAGGCCGGTCTTGTTTCTCAGGCTGACTATGCCCTGAAGCGCGAAGCGTTGATCGGCAACGAGCGTGACGAAGTGAACGGCGCGTACGAGGCTGAGATTGCTGCGCTGGAAGCTGCAAAGGCGAAAAAGACCACGACCGCGGCGCAGAGCATTCAGCTCGACCAAAAGATCGCTGACGCGCGCGACGGCATGGTCAAGGCGCAGAAAGACGCTGACAGTCAGCTGGAAGTGCTGCGCCTCAATGAAGAGGAAAGGGTCAAGAAGCAGACCTACACGATGGACCAATATGTCCAGGCGCTGAATCAGCAGCAGCGGGCGCTGGAGCTCGCAGGGAAACGTGCGGTCCTAGGTGTCGGTCAAGGCGATCGTCAGAATGCGCTTAATGGCGAGCTGAACAGCCAGCAGGATCGGTTCGCACAGCAAGCATTGGAATTGGCTAACCAGAAGTCCGACCCATCTCGGAAGATGTCCGAAGAAGAGTTCGCACGCAAATCGCAGGCGCTCGCCGATGCGAACAAAGCTGCAACCGATCAGATCCGGCAGAACTACGCCGATGTCGAAAAAGCACAAGGGGACTGGACCAAAGGCGCAACGTCGGCCTGGGCAAATTACCTGGACTCGGCGAGCAACATTGCCGGCCAGACAAAGACCTTGTTCGGCAACGCCTTCAGCTCGATGGAAGACGCAGTCGTCAACTTCGCCATGACCGGCAAGCTTTCGTTTGCGGATTTCACCAAGTCGATCTTGGCGGATATGGCTCGGATCGCGACCCGCCAGGCCAGTTCGGCGTTGCTGAGCAGTCTGGTTGGTGCGGCCACCAGTTACTTCACTGGTAGCGGGACTGGCAACGGATTGGCGGCAGGTTCCGCTGGTGCGACGTCGTCGAATCTGGGGGCGTCTTCGGCAGGTTATTCCGGCAGCTACTTTCCACAGGCGCTCGGCGGAGCATGGGCAAACGGCTTGCAGATGTTCGCCAATGGCGCGGCGTTCACCAACTCCGTTGTGAGCAAGCCGACAGCGTTCGGCATGGCGAGCGGGCAGACGGGCGTCATGGGCGAGGCGGGGCCAGAGGCGATCATGCCACTGACCCGCACCGCCGGCGGTCAACTGGGAGTTCGTGCAATCAGCGGCGGCGGGAGTGGTGGTAGCAACGTCTACAACTTCCCCGTCGCAGTGTCGGTGCAAACCCAAGGCGGCGGCGCAGCCAGCACGGAAGACACCTCGCAGTTGGGCAAGGGCATTCAACAGGCGGCGAAAACCGAAGCTGAAACCGCAATTGCCCGAGCGCTTCAGCCAGGCGGTTCTATCTGGCGTCTTACAAATGGGAGGGGCTGATGGCCATCGAAAAATTTACTTGGCCGACTCAGCATGGTGATTCGCCCGAGATTTCCTATCGGGTACGCACCTCGCAGTTTGGCGGCGGCTACAAACAGGAAGTTGGCGACGGGCCGAACAACAAGGAAGACGCGTACCCGATCACCTACAGCGGCCCTCAAGCCAAGGTACTGGAGATCATGGCGTTCCTTGATCGGCACGCCGGCGCGAAAGCCTTCCTTTGGACGACTCCCTTGGGCCAGCTTGGCCTGTTCACGTGCAAGAACCCCGTGCCCACTCCGGTGGGCGGTGGGGTTTTCAAACTTACCGCCACGTTCGAGCGTGCATTCCATCCATAAGGGGCAACCATGCCGCTGATCAGTGAAATCCAGGCGCTTGAGCCTGGCAGCGAAGTGCTGCTCTTTGAATTGGACGGCACGGACTATGGCGCGGACGTGTTGCGCTTTCACGGGCACGCGATACCGCACACGGCGGCCGAGTTGATTGCCGCCGGCGACAATGCCGACCAACTGCCGGCGAAGGCGATCTACTGGCAGGGCCATGAATACAGCGCCTGGCCGATGCAGATCGACGGCATTGAGGCGAACGGCGACGGCACGGCAGTACGACCCACGCTGTCGGTCGGCAACGTCAATGGGCGCATTACCGCGCTCTGTCTGGCGTTCGAGGATCTGCTCGAGTTCAAGCTGACGATGCGTCACACGCTGGGCAGCTATCTCGATACCGCCAACTTCCCGGCCGGCAATCCAACGGCAGATCCAACCCAAGAGACAATCGAGGTCTGGTACATCGACCAGAAAACGAACGAGGACGGGGAGAACGTAAGTTGGGAATTGGCCAGCCCGGGCGACGTAGGTAACGAATCGATCGGCCGGCAGGCCACAACCCTTTGCCACTGGTGCCTCACCGGCGGCTATCGCGGGCCAAACTGTGGCTACACCGGCCCATATGTCACGAAGGACGGCGTTGTTACTGATAACCCCGAGCTGGATGAGTGCGATGCCACGCTGGGCAAGGGTTGCATCCCTCGCTTCGGCGAAGGCAGCCCGCTGCCGTTCGGTGGCTTCCCGGCCGTTTCCCTGATCGCACGGAGCTGACATGCGTAAACACATCTTGAGCGCGATTCAGGTGCACGCTGCGGCGGAGTATCCGAAAGAGTGCTGCGGTCTTTTGCTGGCGGTGGGTCGAAAGCAGCAGTACTACCCGTGCCGCAACGTCTCTACCGAGCCGAACGAAGAGTTTCGAATCGACCCGGAGGAGTACGCGGCAGCCGAGGACATCGGCGAGGTTATTGGCGTGGTTCATTCACATCCGGACGCGACCAGCAGGCCGTCACCGCGTGACCTCGCCATGTGCGAAGCCACCGCGATGCCTTGGCACATACTCAGTTGGCCGGAGGGCGATCTGAGAACTGTCATGCCATCTGGCGACGTTCCGCTGCTGAAGCGCCCGTTCGTGCACGGCGCCTGGGACTGCTGGCAGGTCTGCGCCGATTGGTACAAGCGCGAATGGGGGCTGGAATTCGAGGTCTTCAAGCGCGCTGATGGCTGGTGGGAAAGCAAGGACAACGCCAGCCTGTACGAAGCGAACTACGAGGCCGCCGGCTTCTACCGCGTAGACCAGCCGCAGCGCGGCGACATGATCGTGATGGAAGTTGGGCGCACCGTTTACCCGAACCACGCCGGGATCTTCCTCGGCACCGATCCGGCGTTGCCGGGAGAGGATGCGGCGACATTCGGCCCCGGTCCGTTCCTGCTGCACCACCTGTACGGCAGGCCATCTGAGGTCATTGTGTTTGGCGGGCCGTGGCTCGACCGGACACGCCTGATCCTCAGGCACAAAAATGCACAATCAACCACGTGACGCGGTAAGGCCGCAGGAGACGACATGGGTAAGACAGTTGAAGTAGTGCACTACAAGGTGGAGAAGTTCACTTTGACGCAGAGCGAACTTATTGCTGTTTTGAAGGAAAAGTATGGAGATGATTCCGCGTTCGAAGAAGGGCGCTTAATCTCGGTTTTCTGCTCGACGATGTTTCCGGCGGGACCTGAGGGGCGAGATACTGAGATCTCCTTTGAAACGAGGCTGGGTGAAGCGGCAGGGGCCGCTCCAGCCTAAGGACACTATCTGTCCTCGAGTTCCGCAACTCGCTTATGGAGCGCGACTACCGCTTTCGCCAAGTCTTCGATTGCAGCATTCGCCGCCTTCGCAAACTCCTGCCCTTGATGATCCTGAGGAGCGAACCTCAGCATACGGTTTGCGTTTTGTTCGGCGGATCGCAAAATTTGCTGCAGCTGCGTTGCACTCATATTGACCTCCAGGTCATAAGCGCGCCGAAATTGGCGCAATCCCAGTCCTTGGGCTTGCAGGCAAAGGACTGGGGAATCCGTTGCTACGCAGTCTATTTATTAGGTCCTTTTGTTTGCGTCATCACCACCAGTTCCCACATAACTGCCTTGTTCTGGCATTCATGCTGGGTTTTATTTTGCGGTGGAAAAATGTCCCCCTTGTTTGAGGTAATTTCATCGCCACAGCCGGTGCAGCGGTAGATCCCAGAAACTGGCACATCGGTGCCGATTCCATAGATATGAGTCCAGTGCTTATTTTTCGGAGTAGTTGTGTTTTTCACATAACTGCGTGTGTCAGGAGTTACGAGGGCCATATCGCTTTACCTATCGATGGGGGTGTCACAACGCTACTACGATGGGATCCAACCCAGTTACTGGGCTTTCGTCCACGCTGGATGCCCACACAGCTCTCAGGGTGATATCGTTCACCCTTTCCCACAGGAGTGACCTGCATGAAATTTATCGTAGGAGCGTTGTCGTTAGCGCTGTTGGCGGGGTGTGCATCTTCTGCCATTCCGGTTAGCCAGGCTGATCCGGTGCCGCGTGATGAGCTGTACGCGTTTCAAAATAAGCCGGCCGGCGAAAGCGGCAAGGTCACCGTCGTCCGGGACTCGGGAATGGTTGGATCTGGTTGTGACATAGTCGTGTATGTCGATGGCCGGAAGGCCGCTAAAATCGGCACTGGGCAGCGCGCATCCTTTTACCTTCCGCCGGGTAATCCAAGTATCGGAGCGGGTCTTGCCGGCTCTGGGCTTTGTGGCGGGGCAGCCATCCGTACGATCTCTGCCAATGTGAAAAGCGGCAAAGAAAGCCTCTACCGAATCAGCGGGGACATGAGCGGATTTTTTATTGGCCCATACGTCGATTATCAGTAAGTAAATTTTCAATCAGCCGCCTTCGGGCGGTTTTTTTATGTCCGGAGAAAAGCATGCATTCCACCGTTGCTCACTATCAGCCAATGACTTCGATCAAATTGTCAGGGTCCTTGGCGGCGAAGTTTGGCAGGGTTCACCGTCGAGCGTTGGACTCCGGCCAAGCATGGGAGGCATTCAGAGCGCTGAAGGCAACGCTTGTAGGGTTCAAGGAAGAAATTCAACGCCTCGACCGGCTGGGCATGCGCTTCGCCGTGTTTCGCAATCGGAAAAACGTCGGCGAGGCGGAATTTGGATTGGGTGGAGCAACTGATATTCGCATTGTGCCGATCATCCAGGGGAGCAAAAAAGCCGGCCTCATCCAGACCATTATTGGAGCGGTCTTGATCGTAGCAGGTACGTTCCTTTCCACCACCCCGTTCGGCGCGCCTCTGATCGGTGCAGGTATTGGCTTGGTCGCCGGCGGCGTAATTCAAATGCTCAGTCCGCAGGCCTCAGGCCTAAAGCAGAGCGCCTCCCCCGAAAACTCCCCGTCCTACGCCTTCGGCAGCGCCAAGAACACCACTGCCAGCGGCAACCCGGTGCCGATCTGTATCGGTGAACGCCGGTGGGGCGGGATGATCATTTCGGCCTCGATCCTGGCTGAAGACAAAGTGTAATCAGGACAGCAGCACAACGACCGCCCGCGAGGCGGTTTTTTTATGCCTGGAGGAAAGCATGGGCGCAGCAGCACAGATCGATATCCACGGCGAGAAGGGCGGCAGCAGCAAGCCGAAGTCGCCGACCGAAGCCAGCGACAGCCTGCGCTCGACCAACCTGGCAAAGCTGCTAATCGCCGTGGGCGAGGGTGAATTCGACAGCGTTCCGACCGATTACGACATCTACCTGGACAACACGCCGATCCGCGATGCCAGCGGTAACTACAACTTCCCGAACGTGAAGTGGGACTGGCGCCCGGGCTCGGTGGATCAGACCTACATCCCGGGCATTCCTTCCGTTGAGAACGAGACGTCGCTGAACATTGAGCTGCGCAGCGACTCGCCGTGGATCCGCTCGATCACCAATACTCAGCTTTCCGCCGTGCGCATGCGTCTGGCTTGGCCAGCACTGCAACGCTCCGATGACCAGGGCAATGTCGGCGGCTACCGGATCGAGTACGCGATCGACGTCGCCACTGATGGCGGCGCCTATCAGCAGGTGCTGGTGGACGCCGTCGACGGCAAGACCACCACGCGCTACGAGCGCTCGCGCCGGATCGATCTTCCCGACGCCACCACTGGCTGGCAGATTCGCGTGCGCCGGCTGACGCCGAACCAGAACACCAACAAGATCGCCGACACCATGCTGGTGGCCGGATATACCGAGGTCATCGACGCCAAGCTGCGCTACCCGAATACCGCGCTGCTCTACATCGAGTTTGACGCCGAGCAGTTCACCAACATCCCGGCGGTCACCGTGAAGTGCAAGGCTCGCCGCTGGATGGTGCCGAGCAATTACGACCCGATTGCCCGCACGTACACCGGGACGTGGGATGGCTCGATGAAATCAGCCTGGACCAACAACCCGGCATGGATCACCTACGGCATCTGCACCGAAGACCGCTTCGGTCTAGGCAAGCGCATCAAGCCGTTCATGGTCGATAAGTGGGAGCTGTACCGCATCGCCCAATACTGCGATCAGTTGGTGCCAAACGGGCTGGGCGGGCAGGAACCACGCTTCCTCTGCGACATGAACCTGCAAGGCAAGGCGGATGCGTGGTCGCTCCTACGCGACATCTCGGCGATTTACCGGGGCATGACGTACTGGGCGCAGGGCCAGCTGGTGATGCAGGCGGACATGCCGCGCGCGCAGGACTTCGACTATGTGTTCACTCGGTCGAACGTGATCGACGGCAAGTTCTCCTATGGCAGTGCATCTGCGAAGACCCGTTACACCCGGGCGCTGGTCAGCTACGACAACCCGGCGAACAACTACGACACCGACGTCATTCCGTTCGCTGACCTGGATCTGCAACGCCGCTATGGCGACCGGCCGACTGAGCTGAGCGCCATTGGCTGCACCCGTGCTTCCGAGGCCCAGCGCCGTGGCAAGTGGGCGATCCTCAGCAACAACCAAGACCGCACCGTCTCGTTCAAGACCGGCATGGAAGGCGTGATCCCGTTGCCGGGCCATATCATCCCGGTGGCGGATTCGCTGCTGGCTGGCCGGGAAGTGGGCGGACGGATCTCGGCGGTGGCGGGGCGGGTGATTACCCTCGATCGCGACACCCAGGCCAAGGCCGGCGACCGGCTGATCATCAACCTCCCCGGCGGCCGCGCCGAAGGTCGCACAGTGCAGAGCGTGAACGGGCGCGCGGTGACAGTCACGGTAGCCTACAGCGAGTCTCCGGTGGCGCAGTTGCAATGGGCGCTCGACGCGGACGATCTGGCAATCCCACTGTATCGCGTGCTGCGCACCAAGCGCACCACCGAGGGCGACTACGAAATCAGCGCGCTCCAGTTCGAACCGAGCAAGTTCGCTTTCGTCGACACCGGTGCACGATTGGAAGAACGCCCGATCAGCGTGATTCCAATAACCGTTGTGCCGGCGCCGGCGAGCGTGTCGCTTTCGTCGACTTCATCGGTTGTGCAGGGGCTGGCCGTGGCCACCATGACCATCAGCTGGCTAGCCGTGGATGGCGCCGTCGGCTATGACGTGGAGTGGCGCAAGGACAGCGGCAACTGGATCAAGCTACAACGCACCGGCATGACCAACGTGGACGTGGTCGGCATCTATGCCGGGGCCTACGTGGCTCGCGTCCGCGCAGTGAGCGCCTTCGACATCACGTCGCCGTGGCGCAACTCGATCCTGACCAACCTCAGCGGTAAGCAAGGGCTGCCGCCGGCGCTGGCGTTCCTGACTGCCACGCCGCTGCTGTTCGGCATCTACCTCAAGTGGGGATTCCCTGCTGGGGCCGAGGATAGCCAGCGCACGGAGATCTGGTACGGGCCGACGACTGAGCTGGAAGCTGCGACCAAGCTGACAGACCTGGCCTATCCGCAAAGCGATTTCTCAATGCTCGGCCTGCGCGCTGGTGTGACGTTCTATTTCTGGGGGCGCATCGTAGACAAGATCGGCAACATCGGTCCGTGGTATCCGATCGGGCTCGGTGTGCAGGGGCAATCCAGTTCTGACGCTGCTGCGATTCTTGAAATGATCGCCGGAGAGATCGGCCGTACCGAGTTGGGGCAAGACATCCTCGACGAGATCGACAAGATTCCCGGGCTTCAAGCGCAGATCGATGCGCTCGACGGGCTGAAGGGTTACGACCCGGAAGCGACATATGAGGAATACGACCTTGTAGTGGTCGGCAAGCGGATCTTTCAAGCCACGGGCGCGGTGCCCGTGGATACACCGCCGCCTAATCCGGACTATTGGCTTGACGTCGGGCAGACCGTGCAAACCGCAAACGGCCTAGCTCAGCAGGTCGCCACCAACACGGCCGGCATCACAGAGCTCGACGGAGTGGTGACGGCGCAGGCAACGGCATTCCAGGCATTGCGTGCTTCTTATCGCGATGACAACGGAGAGGGCGACGCACAAGATGCTCTGCGTGGCTGGAATGCTTCGACCAGCTTTGCACAGGAAGTGAAGGCTCGTGTTTCGCAGAACAGCGCGCTGACCCAGCGAGTAACAACGCTTGATGCTGAGGTTGGTGAAAACGCTGCAAACCTGACCGAGCTGGAGCAAACTGTTGCCACTAACGAAGAGGCCACGGCCACAAAAATCACGCAGTTGACCGCTACGGTGGGAGACAACACATCTGCCATTCAGGAGACCGCCGAGGCCTTTGCTGATCTAGACGGCAATCTGAAAACGATGTGGTCGGTGAAGATGTCCGTCACTGCGAATGGTCAGTATGTGGCTGCGGGCATCGGCCTGGGAATTGAGAACGTCAACGGTGTTTTCCAAAGCCAGTTCTTGGTGGCCGCTAATCGCTTCGCTATCGTCAACACCATCGCCGGCGGCGCGATCTCGGTACCGTTCGCTGTACAGGGCGGCCAAGTGTTCATGAATTCGGCGTTCATCGCCGACGGCACGATCACCAACGCGAAGATCGGGAGCTACATCAGCTCGACCAACTACATCGCCGGCGTTCAAGGATGGATCCTCAACAAAGATGGAACGCTGGAGATCAACGGCATAGTGCCTGGGCAGGGTCGACTGGTGATCAACTCACTGAACGTCTCGGTCTACGACGCCAACAATGTGCTGCGTGTCCGTCTTGGATATCTGGGG